CAGATGTTTTTTGTTGAATTGCTGCTAGATCTGGTGAAGGAATTTCATTTGGATCTTGTGGGCCACCTATTTGTTTCTCAGAATCCTTTGATGCGGTTTCTGCTTCCTTTACACCTTTCTCTACATCATTTCCAAATCCAAATATTTTCTTGGTTGCATCGACAAGTTTTGGAATGAATCCAATCGCCAGTGCAGTAACGCCTAAGATCAAACCAGCAGGACCAAGAAGTGCCCCTCCAAATAAAATCAAACCTGCAAGGAGAGTTGGCCACCAGTCCTTAATGAATCTGAATATTGTTTCTATTTTCTTTTTATTTTCTTCATCCTGGAACCACTCAAATGTTTTAAATATTGCTCTTCCAAGAACAACATTTGTTATAAAATTGAATAGTTTATCAAACATGCCCTGTATGGGACTTGCAATTTTTTCTGCTGTTCCTTTAACTGCAGCTAGCGCACCACCACCAGTTTCCAGCATTTTTTCTCTGGCGGTTGCTTTCTTTTTCTGTTGTTGCTGTCTACTCTGAGTTGCTTGACCTTTATCAAATTTCTGTTGTTGTTCTAATGTATCTGCTATCGATTGAACTTTACCTGCGATCTCAGTAAAGACCGCACTATTATCCTGTGCCTTTAACTGATCTGCAACATTTTTTTTGTTAGTCTGTATTATATTTTTAATTCTGGTGATCTTTTCTGCGTTTACCTTTGTTGCCTTCTCATTATCGTTTACTTTGACACGGGTAGTTCTAAGAATGCGAGAGAGTTTAGCAATCTTCGACTCTCCTCCCATTCCACCCAAATCAGATCCACCACTATCCCTACCCGTCAATTTTGATGCGGATATTGTTGTAGATCTAGTTTGTGGTGTACTTACCGTATCATCCATTAGATGCTTGCTGTTGTTTTAGTTTTTCTTCCTCAAGATGTTGCTGCAGCAACCCGACATAAATGTCTCTTTCCCAAGGCATCCAATTTTCAATCTCGGTTAAACTATATTTATGGTACTGTACCAAGGCAAAATTAAGTCGGAAATAATTTTCCAGATCCATATGGATCATACCTAGGCGAAAAAACTTGCCAGTCCCTCAATTACAACATCACTTTCTTTTTTAGTTTTGGGATTTTTAACTTTAACCGTATGAGATAATTTAGGCATGGTCTCAAAGAACTTCTCAATATCTTTGAACTGGGAGGAGTTCATAGATTCCAGAAATTCATTCAACTCTTTCTTAGTACAATCAGCAGCCGCCCAAACTTCATCCTCAGTAAAGATTGTACCAATACAAGATGCAATCAATTCAAATGATTGATCCATTGCACTTTGTTCTTTAAGATCAAAGTTATTTTTAATAAACTCATCAAGAGATGGATACTTCATCTCCATCATGATTGTATCATCAAGTTGAATTCTATTTGAGTGGTTATCACTTTTCTTCACCTTAATATCATCAAGGTTAATAGTGACTGCTACTTGTGTCTCACCATCATCTGGACAGATGAGATTAACTTCAAGTTCTTCACCAACAGACTTACCACGAATGTTAAGGAATAGATATTCAATATCAAACGTAGGAAGTTGTTCTACCTTGATACCTCTGGTAAGAATACAATTCTTGATAACAGCTCTGATCGCTGTTGAAATCTGTTTTGTATCCTCGCTTTCCAGTGCGATGACAAGTAACTTCTCTTCTTTTACAAGAAACGGTCTGTACTTAATCGTTTCTCCTGTTGATGGCAACTCAAGTTCATATGTAGGAGTCGCAATTTTTGGTAAAGGCATAATATCTTTTATATAAAGATTTCAGTATAATTATTTATTGGGGTTATCTGAAAAGTCCAGATATACCTGCGCCGATAGAAAGACCTGCGTTAATAGCTTGACTAAAGTTAAAATTATTTGCTGCTGCTTGATTAAATGGATTTAAACCAGGTGGCGCATCATAGTTCTCATTACTGATAAAATATCTGGTGTAGTTTAATGATACGCTACACTTTAACAGTGATGATGCATCATATGAAACTGGAATCGAAGATATTGCAACTGGGAATATGTTAACGAACTTATAAGTAAGAGGTTTAACTGAACTCCTTTGATTTAAGTTTTTCTCAAACTTAGTAACCTCTAAATCTCCTTTATAGTCTTCGGGAAACTTTACTCTATAAGCGTAAGTTTCATTCTTAAGATCCTCGGTTTCGTTCATAATAAATTTAATCCATGATTCAAAGAATCTAATCGGCATATATTGTTCTGCATCACAATAGAATGTTAAATCAATTCTATCTTGATAGATACGACGATATGCATGTCTCTCAGTAACCCCACTTCTATCGTTTGTCAACTCTGTAGTTGCAAGAGAAGATCCTGGTAAGGTTGCCTCTGAACACATCAGTTGCAATCTATCCTGATTCAGAGCAAGGCCATTATCTGTCATGTATTGTCTGAACCCTGCTTCATCTCTAGGCAATCCCAAGTAAATTGAGAAGTGAGATGTGGTCGCAGGATTGAGTAGTTTGCTCTTTATCTGAGATACACTTTGTGGTTGTGGGGCAAGGGAAGCCATTTATAAATAATTTTTGACTTATATATTATGTATAAGAGAATGGCGGAAAGTATTAAGAGTAGATATAAACCATCTTACCCACAAAAGTACAAAGGCAACCCTAACAATATTATCTGTAGAAGTAGTTGGGAAAGGAGATTCTGCAGATGGTGTGACCTTAATGAGAATATTATCTCATGGGCGTCAGAGGAGTTTAGTATACCATATGTTTCACCAGTTGACAATAGAGTGCATAGATACTATCCAGACTATTTGATTAAAGTTAAGGAGTCTGATGGTAAGGTCAAAACTTACGTGGTTGAAGTGAAACCTAAAAAGCAAACTGCACCACCTAAGAAACCGAAACGACAGACTAAATCATATCTTTATGAGTGTAAGATGTATGCAGTCAACCAGGCAAAATGGAAAGCTGCTGATGAGTTTTGTAAGGACAATCGTATCGAATTCAAAATCATCACCGAAGAGGAGTTGGGTCTTAAATGAGTCGTTTAGAAGGAAACGAAATTAACAACGGAACGAATGATCAAGAGGACATGATGTTAGAAATCATGGATGCTCTGAAGGGAACGGTTACCCCTGTTCCTGATGTTGGTCAGTTGTGTACCTTCGTTTATAATGCAAAGACTCCTAATATCACATATGATCAACATCCCTTAGTCGCAGTGACTGAAGTATTTCGTTGGGGATTTCGTGGATTGAATTTTCATTGGCAAGAGTATAGACAATATACCTGGGAAGAACTGGCAGGACAGGTGTATATTGTGATGCCAGATGAACTGGATGACCTACTTGCCATTCCATATGCGAAAATGATACTAAATAAATAAAAAGTCCCGACATAATGGCGGTAACAAGCGAACCCACACCAGTCAAACTACCTGCTATTACGTCTGGTGGTGGAAATAGAAACAATCCCAAAAAAACTCTAGTGCCTGCCAAGACAGTATACACTGCCACAAAAGTGGAGAAGGTGACGAGCACTGACGGTAAGGTCCAGTACCAAACCACCGTCATTCAATATGATAATGCGAATAAAGAAAATCCAAAAACAATCGCAACTGGTTACACGTACACAGATGCAAATGGTAAATCAAAGACTGTATTAGAACCAGCAGCTGGACTAGATGAACAAACAAGAAGGGCAGTAACAACAAGACATGGAACTCGTGCAAGAGGAGGTCGGGGAAACGAAGGCAAAACTGTTGAAGTGTCCATGAATGGTGCGATAGCAAATGTATCACAACAACAGATTAAACAATCTAAAGAGATACAAGATTTAGCAAAGAATGCTTCCGAAAAAGAAGCTCTTGATGCTGCTGGCGGACAGAATAAAGAAACTGAAACTAATACTAATGAGAATACAAATAATTTTGAGGCGGGAGAATTGACAAAAGGAGATGTGAGAGAACAATATGATCTTGGTCTAAGATATCCAATCGATATACAACCATCTCTCCAAGATACATTAAAAATTTCTGTTTACAAATTTGTCCCAAGACAACTAGAGGGTTTAACCATTGCTGAAAGAGAAAAACCTGGGGATGGAAATCGCACACCAATAGGTGCTGTTGTCTTACCAGTTGCAGGACCCAAAGATTCTAATAAAGTTGGTTGGGGTGGTAAACCCATGAGTGCCATAGATATTGCCACGTCAGATCTCGCATTGTCAGGTATAACAGGTGGCATAGAGGGCATGGTTGGTGCTGCAAAAGAAATTGGTAGTGATGTGCAAAACGATAGTGGTAATGTCAAGAAAGGTCTCGCTGCCTTTTTTGCTCAACAAGCAACAGGAGTACAAGGTCTGCTGTCAAGAACTGAAGGTATTATTATCAATCCAAACTTAGAGTTGTTATTCAATGGTCCTTCACTCAGATCTTTTGGTCTTTCGTATAAGATGAGTCCTAGAAGTGAACCCGAAAGTATTATGATTAAAAAGATCATAAGAATGTTCAAGCAATCGATGGCTGCTCAAAGATCAACATCAAACCTTTTCTTAAAAACTCCCAACACATATAGATTGCAGTATTTAACCGGAGGTACTACTGAGCATGAATTCCTTCCAAAGATCAAGGAGTGTGCTCTAACATCTTTCAATGTAAATTATGCTGCAGATGGAACATATGCAACCTTTGGTAATACATCTCCTATTTCATATGAACTACAATTCACATTCCAGGAGTTGACTCCAATATTTAATGATGATTATACAAAACTTGATCAAGATGCAGACACTCGCATAGGATTCTAAAATGGCAAATCCATACTTCCGCAATCTACCAGACTTTGAATATGTAAACCGTACAACTGACGGTAGAAACATATCAGACTATACTACTGTCAAAAATTTCTTTAAGAAAGGAAAGTTAAGAGAAGATATCTTCCAAAATGTCACATTCTTTGACAAGTATTACATCAGAGGTGATGATCGTCCAGACAATGTTGCAAACGAAATCTATGGAGATTCTACCTTAGATTGGATTGTTCTTACATCAAATAATATTTTGAACATTCAAAGTGAATGGCCTATGGATCAATTATCATTTAATGATTTCTTGCTCGATAAGTATGGAAATACAACAGAAGTATTTGGTGGAATTCACCACTATGAATCTTTAGAAGTAAAAGACAATGATGGTGTTGTAGTGTTTCCAAAGGGACTCAGAGTAGATGAAGATCAGACAGTAACTTTCTTTGATAGAGGTTCATCATCTTATATTGAAGTAACTGATATGACTCTTGGTATCACCAACTATCAATATGAGGAAAAATTAAATAACGAAAAGAGAGAAATATTTGTTTTAAAACCAAGGTATCTAAACATCGTGGTTGATGATCTTGAAGAAATGATGGAATACAAAAAAGGTTCCACTCAGTATGTGAATGGAACCCTTAAACGTGCTCAGAATATTAGACTATTTACTTAAATAGCAACGAGTAATAAGTTGCTATAACCAAGAGGGTTAGACAAGCCCTCTCGTATGTCCATCTCATTCCTCAGCAAGTTTTTGGAAGTAGGACAGTGCATCATCTTCGTCTTCAGATGAGGACGCAGTTGCAGCAACGACAGTCTCTTCTGCCTTACGAGTTTGGAAGTCAGGAGTGAAAGAACCACGATCGCTGTCTTCGTTCTCAGTCTCTTCATCGAAGCGACGGGCAGCAGGTTTCTGTCCAAGGACATACTTCAGACGCTTCTGAAGTTCGTCATAAGTCTTGAACTGATCAGCAGCAACAATCTCTTGGAGAGAATACTGCTTCTTCCAGACGGCTTCAAGGGCATCATCATCTTCAAGCAGAGGACCAGGTGCAGCAAACTCTGAAGAGTCATAGTTCCAGTAACCTGCAACCTTCTTCAGTTTCAGTTTGAAGTTAGCACCTTGCCAGAAGTCGAAAGGATTGATAGCAGTCTCATCCTCATACTCAGGTTGCATTGCTTCCATGATCTTGTCAAAGATCTTCTTACCGAACTTGTACAGGAACACACGACCTTCGTTCTCTGGATTTGCTTTGTCCTGCACAACATAGATGTTGGCATAGTAGGACAGTTTGCGCTTCTGCTTACGAACAGTGTCTTTGTCTGCTTCATTACCACTGTTCCAGAGTTCACGATTGTACTCAGAGACAGGATCCTTACCACCGTTAGTGGTCAGGGAGTTTTCAATGTACCAACCACCAGGGCCTTGGAAGGCATGGGAGTACATCTTGACCCAAGGGAGATCTTCTCCATTAGGTGCGGGAAGGAAACGGATGACTGCATAACCGTTGCCAGTCTTGTCCATTTCGGGTTTCCAGAGACGGTCATCACCACCGCCACCAGTATTACTTTGCTTCTCTACTTCTTTGACTAGCTTCTGGGTCAGTGAACCAAGAGAAGACTGCTTTTTAAGGTCTGCGAAAGACATAGGATTACCTCGGATTAGTTTGGATTTGGCTTGTGTGTACCTTGTTATTCTACTGCTCAGACTGCTGTGTGTCAATCTGTGCTTTCATGATCTCTAGCATTTTGTTCATCTGATCAAACACCGTTGTGATGTCTACATCAGGTGGAAGACCCATCATCTTAGCAGAGTCAACAATGTTTTGCTTCATCTGCTTTGCTTCGGGATCATCCGACAAAGAGAGTCTCGTGAAAAGAACTTTTTGTTTGTTGAGAAGTTTCTCAAGAAGATGAACATGATGCAACTTATCATTGTTATTCATGTATGCAAATTGCATTACACTAGAATAAACTTCCTCTTGGAGTTCAGAGATTTCAACCATCTCTGCTCTAACAATTTCAGAATCAAAAAAACTCATTTGGCTCCAATCACTACTTCTCTCAAAATGTTCTTGTAACGAGGTACATCAATATTTAGGAATGGTGAATATTTTTTCATTCTCATACTGACGGTTTCCCACACTGGGTCAGTGAGATTTTTATCCCACTTATTCTTGTATCCCAGAATGCCATCAAGGATCACCATGGTCTCAATAGAAACATTCCCACGGAGATGTTCTTTGAGTATTTGCGGGTGCCGTGATCCATCCATAGCAAACATGGAATCAAAATTATCATCATCAAAGATCGTTTCTACCTCTTGCTTGAAGAGATATGAAAGAGATTGTGTTCTCTTTTTCCATGCAGTGTATCGATCTTCACCTT